TCTTTGATGAGCTGCGCACGACGTCCTCTTAATTCGATGTTTTTCATCTTAATCGAGTTTTAAAAGTTTGAGTTTATATTCAAAGATTTCAATATCAGACATTTCCTCCGCCTCGGCTTTCACCTCAACTTCAGCACCCTCTGATTCGGGCGTATTATTTCTTGTAACGAGTTCACTTGTCGCATCCGGGTACGCGGGTTGCGCAACGGGAGATACGTCAAGAAGCCTCGACACTTTTTCTATTATTCTATAAGTCTTGCCACCACGCTCTTCCCAGCGGTCACTATCAATCAAGAAGGCGAATGAACTTTGGTTCACATCACCTCTCTTCATTAATTCAACCAAATCATTTGCGTATGAAGTATTCGGTAGGTCAACCTCGTAGTACAATCCACGGGCATCAGTACCAAGGCGTAGGGTTCCGCTAGACACTCTACCAAGAAGCAAGTTTTCATCGTGATTAAAATAAGCGCGTGTATCATTATCAAGTACATCATCAAAAGCTCCAGTAGCAATCTGCTCGTAGAAGCCTCCCATCCATTCGCTGTCGCTGTTATACACAGCAGCGTACCCTCTAATGGTGTTGCCTTCATACTCAGCGTTCTCCATACGGAACTCACGCTTCTCAATGATGGCCTTGTGGCTACGCACCTCAGCGTCAAACTTCTCTAAAGTCGAGAAGCGATGCACGACATTAAGCGCCGGTTTGCGCTCGATGTAGGCCTCCTCTTCCGAAGAGTAGCGGTATATTCTAATGAGTGCCGCTGGATCATCAGCAGTGCCATTGACTTTAAAGCCGCTATCTGCCTCGATTTCTCCATCTCTTTCGATTTGAATGATAACACCGTAAGCATTTCCGCCACTTGTGTTCCAACGCACAAAATCACCAACGCTCAACTCATTAGGTTCTGCGCGGTCTTCTTCTTTATAGCCAGCCTCTTCCATCTCACCCTTACCGAATGTGATGACAATTTCCTCATCAGTCTCAACAACCGACTTGATGTGGCGCTCGTTTTTATTTTCTTCCATCGTTTCTATAGTTCTTTCTGCCCAGCGCAGCATCTCATCACCGCCCCAAGCTGCATACATAATAGAACCGCAAATCTCTTTGCCGTCCTCATCAGTGAAATCACCTTGGTCGTAAGTCTTCGCTCTACTTAAAAAGCTGTAAGTCCTTACAAGCGTTTCATCGCTGATGGTTTCTTTACCAGCGAGTTGGTTCGCTCTCGCCCATCCAACGGGTGTACCACAATCCGTACCATTCTCCTCGCGGAAGTCTAAAGCACGTTGTGCATTTTCACTTGCTGCCTTTGGATAGTCATTGTATGGCATTACTCAGCAGCGTTATCAGTTCCCGCCTCAACCATATTCATAGGTTGCAGATAAATGTCTCCTCCGTCAATTGGGTCAAGGCTTTCGTGTTTGCGTATATCATTAACTGACAGCCAGCCCCATTGTCTTGCAGTGGCATAGCTTGAGTATCTACTTGAGATATCACCACGAAGAAGCCCATCCATATTCATACGAATAAAGTAGTCCTCTTGACCAGGGAAGAGCTTGCGGTTAAATTCCGCTTCCCAACGCTTAACCCACGGTAGTATCGTGTTGCGCTGGAACTGAATGCCTTGCTCCTCGATGTTTGCTCTTGTGCTTGAGTTCTCTAATGATCCAAGATAAGCCAATGGGATACGGAAAAACCTTGCAATGTCTTCTACTCCAAATTTGCGCGTTTCTAAAAACTGCGATTCTTGTGGTGAGATGCTGACCTTTTGCAAGTTCATTCCCTCCTCTAATATGGCTGTCTTATGCGCGTTGTCAAGTCCGCTGTACCTACGTTGCCAAGAAGCCATTAAACGCTTGTAGGCGTCATCGGAGAGGCGGCCAGGATGCGTGAGCACCGCGCTTACGTTTGCGCCATTACCAAAGAATGAGCCACCGAACTGGTCAGCAGCCAAACCAAGGCCAATGCTTTCTCTTGCTGCCTCTATAACACTCTTTCCTATAATACCATCAAAAGACAAACCTAAAATGTGTATCATTTCAGTATCGTCAAAGGTCTCTTTACCTTGGTCAATGGTATAGAATTTCTCATCCTTGTAGACCTTAACCTCAACGCGGTCAGGGTGTACTGGAATCAACTTAACGGCTTGGCCCGCTTCGTTTCTGCGGATCGCAATAAAAGCATTACCGTGCAAACAAAGGTGCGCTTGACAAACTTCTCTAAAGTTAAAGTCCGTCATCATTCCGTTAGGGTGATGTATTAGCTTGTTGATTGGGTGTGCTGATGCGCTGCGGGTGCTATCGCCAGCATCTTGCTTCACCTCCCACGGAAGCGATGCGATGGTCTCGGAAATAACTCGAACGGCACCAAATACAGCAGAGAGGCGCATAGCGCTGTCCTCAGTGATTGCAATACCCGTTTTTGAGGCCGCGCCGTCAAACATCCAAGAAGCGGGATTCGCTAATGATGTTGAAGGGTTATTAGGCGAAGAGCGGAACGCTCCAATGATTCGCCCAAATAAATTTTGATTCTCGGCCATAAAGTAGTGTGTACTTTGTAATTACATCACCAAATATAGGTATCGTAAAATGAGAATAAAAAAACCCCCTCAAATCAATGAGGAGGTTTGCACCGCTAAGAACCAATAGAAATTAATAAACCAAAACCAATACTAAAAAGGATGCGGTGAGTGAGCAAAGCTATCTATTTCAATTCTATTGTGCAAGGTGCGAAGCGTAAATCTTATGCGCACATTTTCTCGCACGATGTCTTGAAGAACAGCCACACCATTTCTGATGCTGATAATCTTGTACTGCCATCCAAATCTTTTGGAAAGCAAGTAGTCTCCTGGAGCAAACTTAAACTCTTTCATAATACTTATTTTGTTGTTGTCCTCTAAATATACAAAAAAATTAAAACGAAACAAGTGCCCTAACATTTGTCAGCAATGCAAGTATCTATTTACCTACGGGGGGAGCTATGCACCCGTAGGGAAATAAATACGAAGACAAAAACATCTTTTTTTTTATTTTTTTCCCTATATATAGCAGGAGAAAAACAAAAATTAACATCAAAATGTTAATAACGCTCCTTTTGTATGGTGTAGCTTTTGCCCTCAAAAATGAGTTCAACGGAGTAATTATTTCCTCCTTCGTGTCTTAAAAACGGAGATAATCCTGGAACATCGAAGAGCAATAACCCAACCTTTTTCGCTTCTTCTATGGTCATAAGAATCGTATTTCTTGACTTTCATAAGTGCTGACTTTCGATACATCAGAGTTCTCAACGGTCATCTTTTCACCCAGCGCCATTATCATTGCAACAACGCCATCTATTTTATCCCCGGCTTTTGCTTTAGAGAATTTCACGTTCTCAGCATCATCTTTCTTCACCACAACATTACCTACCATCCAACGAAGCATAGAGTGACCACCGTGATGCAATGCTGCCTTCTTAATCAATACCTCAGCATTCTTGATGGGGCCACTCATAGATACAAAGCCTTGGCCGAACGGGTCCATATCAATACCCTCATCTACGAGCTGCTGTACTAAAGAGTTGGAGTTCCACCTATCAAAAGCGATGCTCTGCACATCAAACACATCAGCAGCCTCCAGCATCTTCTGCTTGATAACGCCGTAGTCAGTGCTGTTCCCATCGGTAACAATAAGCTCACCTTTAGATACAAAGCTGTCGTACGATCCACCCGTTTGCACCCTTCTGCGCTCCACGGCGGCCTCACTTACAAATAGGTAAGGCAACACCTTGATACTGCCATCATCCCAAGGGAATATTAAAACAAAAGCAGTAACATCCTCAACGGCTGCTAAATCTAAACCGCCATAACAAGGCCTCCCTTTTAACTCTTCTAAATTTACACTGCCCGCGCTCTTCATCCACTCATCATCAGATATCCAGCCACTTAAACTATTCACCCATTGGTTCAGGTGCAACTGCCGAAATGCAATCTCACTGGACGGTAGGCTTTTTGCCTCTTGGCTCATCTTTCTAAAGTATTCGGGCTTGATGCTCACATCAAAGTTGGGGTTTGCCTTGCGCCACGTCTCCTCACTATGGATATCATCATCAAGG